GCGGGGCGGAAGGTGATTACTCTTCATCACGCGGATACCAGCAACGGAAATCACTTCGCCGGGGTTGGCGACTGAGCCGTTACCTTCGTTACCGTAGTCACGGTTGATGGCATCCTTATTGAGAGTGACGAGCGTGTAATAATCCGCTGGTCGCAGAATAGCAAAGCGGTCTGTGCTGGGCACATTGGCTTCGTCCATCTTTTCGGCTGCCTCAAACAAACAATCAACCATCTTGTCACCAGCGGTTGAACCCGCCTGACCAGAGTGGTCAATCTGGGCACCAAGGTACTGTGCGTCTGAATTACCAAAGCGATCAGTACCAGCAAGGGCACCGTTGATTACGCAGCGAATAAGGTTCTTATCTGCGGCGTAGGCCAAGGCACGACCGATCTCGGTGGAATAAATTGACCGAACATCATAGTGATTCTTGGCTTCGTCAATGTTGGCGAGGAAGACTGAGGATACCAGCATGTCATCAATGTAGATAACACGCTCGGCAGCAGCAGGCTTACTCAGGTACTTGGATTCATCAGCGAAACTGTCAGCACCAGTATCATTACCGCCAACAAGAACACTCTCACCCGGCGTGTGGTAGGTTGCAGTTGCAACGCCACTGGTCGGGAACTGGGCACTCTTACCACTGGTAATCGTGCGCACACGGGAAAGCGGGAGCATTACGTTGTTTTCCTCAAAGGTGGTGATAACCTCACCGGCAAAAACCTTCAGGAAAAGTTCGTTAGTCTTTCCGCTTGGAAAAGCATTATCCGAATTAGCATCGTCGCCCATTCGGGCGGGGTCTGCTGAATAATAAAGGGCCATGGTAGTGGACCTCCTAAGTAGTAACTAAATAAAACTAAACAAACTAATATCTTCGGGTCTTAGCCAGAGGTTATCCCACCGCAGTGGGGCCACCTTTTATTCACCGCCGATAAATAAAGGCATCACTGGATCACATTAGGTTTCCGCAGAAACGCGATTACCAGCCTTCATGCCTGCATTGAACGACTTCTCTTTCTCCTTTGCCGTCTTGCTCGCTGTACCCGGCTTGTTCAAGAACAAACCAGCGGTCAACGAAAGGCCAGTCAGCAGGAAGGTTCCGCCCGGCAAAGCCGAAAGGGGTCCTTGAGCCGACTCGGCTCCCATGTTAACCACAGAGGCAAGACTACTCCAGACAAAGTTGGAGCGGTCAATACTATCTTGAAATCTTGTTGTGTTCCCCTCGACAAACTCGACCCATTGGTTCCATGTATACTCAGAGTCATTAAGTGACACCTGAGAGGGAGCCGCAAGGGAGCGTTGGATTCCGGGGGGAACCTTTACTTTAACCATATCACCCAGTGAGCATCCAGAAGCCATGAGCAAACCAAGCCCGATAGCCCCAACCACGACCACAAGGATCATCCCTGTCTTATTTTCTTTAATCCAATTAATCATGTCAACCTCAGATTACGTTAGAGGACTTTAGTCTGTCCTGAACCAAGTTACGGTAGGCTGGGTCCTTCTTGTACCGGGGGTCTCGCATGGCTTCCGTAACCTCAGCGATAGACTGGAATGTGTTGCCGGTGTTTGATGGGGTTTCCCCTTGGATTAACTGTCCACGGGTCCCTCTCTCCTGCTGCATCCTTGCCCACACCCCGGAGACAGCCAGTTTAATCCGGCCCATATCTCCGCTCTTAATGGTCTCATCGAAGGTGTTCTGTTCCTCGGGAGCGAAGTTGTTCTGGCCCCACTGGATCATCCCAGCGTAGTTCTCGGGGCCTCCCACTCCACCCATAATCTCGCTGACCATATTCTGCTGGATAGCCTGCTGGCCCTCAATATAGGCTTCTGTCACATGGGGGGGAATACCAAATTTATCTGAGATTTCTTTGTATGAAGTTTCAGAGAGTTCCCCAGTAGTATTGAACTCTTGGGTATAGGGGGCAACGGTCTCATCAGTCAGGTTTTCAAAGTAGTCCCCTCCGGCCTCTTCTTCCCCTCCCCCTTCTCCCTCTTCATACTCTTCAGTATCGCCCGAAGAAATCTTCTTCTCTGCCTCAGCATATGCCTTAGCCATTTCCTCGGGGCTACTGAACTTATCGGGAAGCCAGTCAGGACGCTCCCCAATGGGGGCCTCTTCCATTTGTGCTTCTTCTTCGGTCACGATATTTTCAGCCACTTCGTTGTCCTGAGGACCCTCGGAGCCTGTTTCACCCCTGCGAATTTCTACCCTGTCCATGTGTTAACCTTCCTGTGGTTGTTGTGCTTGTAATTCTCGCTGCTGCATCATGCCCTGTGAGGCTGCATCAACGACCTGAGGCCCATACTGTTGAGCCATTTGCATCATCATAGCCTGTTGCTGTTCCTGTGCAATCTGTTCTTCACTCTTAATCAGCCCATCGGTGTCAATACCAAGGGAAGCAGCACGGCGATCCATGTACTCCCTCATGTCTACGAACTGTCCAAGAGCCTCGACACCCAAGACCTGAGCGACACCCTGAAGGAAGATGTCCAGCCTGTTGAGGTCGTTCCCCCGCCCAAGGGCATCAATGCCGGTGACAATAGCGGGAGTAACAAGATCCTTGGGGATCTTAGGTAGCCGACCGGAGTCAAGCATTCGGTCCATAAATCGGTTAACAATCGGCAACTGAGCCTCTTGGCTGAGAAGGGAGTACACCCCACCCAACTGACGCTCAATCGACTGTGTAACCAGACGTACTTCCTCAGCCGTTACTCTATCCGCATTACGAATAGTTGATTCAGTGAGTAGGAACGCATACGAGAGACGCTCCTGAATGGTTTGCATTGTACTGAGTGCAACACTGAAATCCGCTTGCTTACCCACTTGGAGAACTGAAACATCTGATGCACTTCCTTCCCTGATGCCCCCATTTGGGGACTGGGCGAGCGTCCGGGCACGGGTGGTCCCATTAGGATTGACCAAGAAGAGGACCTTAGCCGAAGCCGCAGACCCCTCAACAATCGCCTGTGACAAAGCCTCCAGTGACTTTAGGTCTCCCATATACTGCTCGACATACCCCCTGCCCCAGTCCTCCCCGTCAATTTGGATCATCCTCAGGGCAATAAAGGGAGACTTACCTTTATCATAGGTAGCCTCAGTGCCGGGGATCATAACCCCACTAGTCTCTTGGTAGACTTTCACCTTTCCCTTTGCCGTTGTGTGGGCACAGGTATAGATGTCAACGGTCTTGTCGGTTCCCGTCATGGAAGCCTTAGCGTGTTCTTGCACCTCTTTCGGGAGAGAATCAGGAGTAACACATTCCTTGATAATGATCTTCTTTACTTCCCCAGAGGGGTCCCGAACCACAACATATCGGTCCATCTGGAAGACCCGAACCCTGCCCTCGTCGGGAACGTGGACTAGTACATTTCCTGCAACAATGAGGTGTTTAATCGCAGAGAACAGGGAGGTTCTAAGACCAGATAGTTCGACCTCTCGCATGATAGACCGTTCAATCTCGGCCATCGTGTGGTCAATTTCATTCTTGATCGTTGGGTCGATCTGTTCTAGATCCCTCTTAGCCTTTTCATCCAATACTAGACGGAAGAATGGGGCATTGGGAGGCAGGAGGGAAAGCAGAAGCGCACTTGCTAGATTATTGACACCACGGGCTCCTACTGATTGGAAGGGGGTGTCATAGGACGTAGCACTGCTATTCCCCTCATCAGGGATAAGCATGGGGATAGTCAACTTAGCCGAATCGCGGGCACGACTAAGGGTTATATCCCGATTAGTACAGAGTTTCGTGTAGAGCCCCTGTATTGTTTGTGGGTTCTGCATCTGGTTGCCTCTTAATTCTTAGGAAGGTTGGGGCCTGACATCTTCGTCTTTTTCTTGTATCCCGCCGACGGAGAGGCAGCCCCGGGGAGGTTGACTGAGGGCTTTGAGGCCCCCGTAGTCCCGCTTCGGGTTCGTCGGATTCGGAGGGAACCTCGTCCCCGCTGTCCTCGCTTAAGTTCCTCACTCGCGTCCTGCCCACGGGTGTCTGCGGACATCTGCTTTTGTCTGATAGCCTCTGCCGCGACTGCGGACTGCTGAAGGTGGCTGGCGGATTGCTGCTGACTTAAGGACAAGTTGTTAAGTTGGTCCTGAAGGGCCTGATTCTGCATAGTAAGTGCGTCCAACGCTGCCGAATTATCGGGCTGTGTCGGTGGCATAATAATCTGAGGAGGAGGCGGGGGTGAACTAGAGGAAAAACACATCTTTATTCTCCGTCTGGGAATAGGGTTTCATTTTGTCTTTTGTGCATCTCAATAAGGAAATCCACGACTGCTCTAGAGCCTGCCGCAAACCAGATCATTCGGTCTTTCTCATCTAACTTGGGGCATTGATCGGGAAATCGTGTATCAAGAGCCTGAACCATGTTCAGGGGCACTGGAGGAAAGCGGTCGTTATCAACCATAATTTACTCCTTAACCTCATCGAATGGTTCGACAATTTCTTTGAACTCACTAGGTCTCAGGTGGATATTGAGGAGTTCTCGGGACTCTGGGTCCCTGATAAGAGCCCTGAGTATCTTGTTGAGTGCCCTAGCACCTATGCCACGGGCGTTCTCCTCGGTAATCTTCTCATTATTCTCGTAATTAAAAATGTCAACTACCGCAGGCCAAGGCCTCAATTGCATTTTTTGCTCCAACGATGGTGGTCTCCGCTTCGCCATTACTAGTCTCCTTCTTTGATTGAATATAGCCATGGAACAAGATCACATAATTAATGATGTCCAGAATAGTATCCTCAAGGGACTCATCGGCCACCTTTAGAATCCCTCCCTCACAGAAGGTAGACAGCCGGGACATCTTATCTGTCAATCGTACTCCAAACCCCTGTTCCGTGCTGCTGAACCCCATGGCCTCGCAGCGTGTGAAGTTAGCAAAGGGCATAGACTTATCTTGTCCCCCCGCATAATCGTGGTTTTTACGCTTCATCAACTCAAACGCCTTGTTGCACATTTCATTGTGAAGGTTTAGTAGTTCATCCCTGTTCATTCGCATACTCCTTAGGTGACCACATGATCACCTCTTCTTTGTCAATATCGTACTCTCCGTATCGGAGGATTCGGGCAACCCTTGCCTGAACCAATGCTTCCTCCTCACACAATCCCGCGTTCTCATAGGCCTGCACAACCACCTCCCAAGTGGGGGTAGATAGAAGGCGAGCGGCTCTCTTGGGTCCGATGCCCGGACACCCAGAGTAACCATCGGTAGCATCTCCCATTAATGACTGGAGTAAGTGGTTGTAGTCAGCCTCCTGTTCGTCAACCGATACCACTCCCTCCTCTGGTTTTTGGGGGTTGTAATGTAAGCCGGGGATAGTACGGAGGTCTTTATCTATCGTGACAACAATGAGATCCCCATCTAGATCCTGCCAGCCCCCCGCCAAGAGGCCAAGGACATCGTCCCCCTCAAGGTTGTTGAAGTAGTAGGTCTCAAAGTTATCTTGAATGTATTCCCTCATGGGAAGGAAGGCCAGAGGTTTCCGGTGGACCTTCCGATGAAGTTTATAGGTGGGTAGTATGTCCTTTCGCCAGTTATCGGGACCCGACAAGGTCATTATCACCCTGTCCCCTCCGGTATGTTCGGTTATGTTTCTAATCCAAGCGTGGAGAATAGTTTTAGCCTCGCCCGCATCGGACACAAGAGACCACAAGTCATTCCCCCAGTGGTATTCCTCTTCCACAGCCTTGGTACAGTGGTATAAGCCGACATCCCCGTCAATTAGTAGTGTCTTCATTTACTTCCTCCTGTCCCCCCGTGAGGGATACCTTCGCCACAGATAGTAAACCAAATACACCGTGGAGAGACCCACCAAAACACACGGTAATTCCATCCATTGTGTCCGTCCGGTGCTGAGCAGCAAGTAATACAAAATCATCGTGCCTCTTTTGAAGTTCCTTAATCATTGCGTCGGTGTCCACAAACTCCAGAGGGTTGTTCATATCCGTCATAGTTGACTCGCTTAAGTTGTTTTATTTTCACTTTCAACTCAGCCCGTTCAGGCGAGGTTGCCTTGTGGTTTAGTATATCAAGGTTTATCAATGCCTGATACTTTTTCTCTATTAAATACGGCATCATCTCTCTCAGGGCATTCCTTGCGATATCACCGTGAGCAACCCACCTGTAGTGACTACGGTTGTTTTTACTTGGGGGTTCCTTTAGGTAAATCCTGCCACCCCCAAACCTAATAAAGTATTTCTCCAGTATGTGGGGGTTTGTGTTGTCTACCATTATGCGGTCAAACAATACACACCCCTCCCCGTCAAAGAATCCAGCAAGATACGATAACTCAATGTGTTTCAGCCCAAGTAGTTCCAATGGAATACTCCCCATCCAGCGGACAACGAAAGTTAAAGAACTCACCCGCCTGTCGGATGCATTCCACAGTAATCTCTCCTACCCTATCCGCATCCTTGGGGTCGCATTCAAACTGAATCTCATCGTGGATGTGGGCTACCTGCTTGTACTCAATACCCGAAGCAGTAAGCGAGTGGTTCATCAATACGGTAGCCTTCTTGACAACTATGGCACCAGCAGATTGTAGCAAAGTATTTAGAGCGGAATGCTTGGATCTTATCTTAAGCACTCTACCATCTATTCCCAACAAGTACCCATTGGTGTCTACTCTCATGTCTATCATAGACTTAAGGCGAGCCAAGGCAGGGGTCTTATTAAGGAACTGCCTTCGTAGTCTCCTACCCGCCGCTGCCCCCTTGTTTATTACGGAGCCTAGTTTCATATCCCCAGCACCGTATAGGTAAGCGTATATGAATACCTTAGCATCATTTCTCTCGTCTAGGCCCGCCGCCCGCTGATTAGCCGTGTGGATATCTCCTTCGAGTATCTCACGGGCATAGGCACCACCATCATACTTTGCCATATAGTGGGCCAAGCAACGCAACTCCAGACCAGATAGGTCAACCCCTAGAAGCACCTTGTCCTTGGGGGCGGTAAACAAGTCTCGACATTCGCTACCCCAAGGGGCAGACACACTTGGTACTTGCGCTAGGTTCGGCCCAGCATGGGTACAGCGGCCCGTCACGGCCCCACAGGGGTTGACCCTGCCGTGAATGCGGCCACCCTTTGAGAGCCTGAGCCACGCCTCCTTCCCTTCCGCCAACTGCCCAAGCCGTTTACCCAGCATGAGATATTCAGCCAACGGCTGTGCCTCTGGATAGTCAAGAGAACGAAGGATAGTCTCATCAACCTTGGGCCTACCATCAGGAGTAAACTCCTTAGGCTCCCACCCATACTTCTCAATAAAGGCATTGGCAATCATTACCCTTGAGCCGGGGTTGAAGGGTGTTTTCTTTATCCTGAATGGTCCCGGCTTTAATAGGGTACCCTTCTCCCCCGCTTCCACTGCCTCCTTCTTTGTCCTATACTTTTTGGTTGTGTCGGCTATCCAATAGGCACGGGTCTTCATGGGTTCCTCCTTGGGAGGGAAGATAACCTGAAGTTCCTCTTCAATAGCCAAGTGGCAGGAGACAAGTTGTTGATGAAGTTTGCCTGCGGCTGCCTCATCGAACTCCATGCCGTTACGCCACTGATCCCTGATTACTTCGGCAAAGCCATGCTCAAGGATGACGGCTTCGCCATGTATATTTAAGTGAGCATTGGTGTGTTTGTAAAGAGCAGAGGTCACTATAACATCCTGCTCACAATACCTACGCATCTCCTCGGTATACTGACTCCAATCCTCTGGGTCAGCACCGAACTCCCCCTTCTCCTCGCCAAGACGTAGGCCCCAAGCCTTTAGACTATGGGAACCAACTAAGCGAGGGGGAAATTCCTCACGTTCAGCATCCTGTTGCCGAAGGTCTGTCCACCCAAGGCGGGATAACACAAGGGTGTCGATTACTCGACCCTCTGGTTCCCACTCGGGGTACAGTTTCTGCAAAGCAGGGATGTCAAAGTTGATAATGTTGTGACCAACGATTACATCTGAACGACGGAGGATGTCAAGAGCCTCAGTGAAATCACCATTGTATGAAACAACCTCACCAGAGGGGTACGACATTAGGGAGATGCATAGTATCTTCTCAAGACCATCAAGAGAACAGAAGTCCTCAATAGCAGTGGTCTCAATATCAAAGACAGTTGTCTGCATCGTTAGCCTCCCTGTTGGTTAGGTACCTCTACTGTATCAGGGGCTACCCACTCGGTAAGCCTGCCTGTCTTCTTGCAGTATTCCAACTGACAGGCTAATCCTGTATCACCAGAATACCTGTTCTTCAGAACCCTGAGTGTAAGCACATTGGCTTGGATGTCATCCTGCTGGTTTCTTTCCATACCCACCACTCCATCAGATAACTGGGCAATCGCATGGCTACCCCGGAGTTGGCTCAGGCTAGTCTGGGCACCTTCCTCGTGACCCCGACCATCCGGTCGCTTAAGGTGGGACACAAGGATCAGAGCGATACTCAGTTCCTCTACCAGACTACGCAGTTTGGTCATGGTGTTGTCGATGATCCGACGCTCGTCACCCTCACCCATGCCACTGACCACAATACTCAGGTGATCAAGGAAGATGTGGGTACACCCCATAGACCGACTCATGTAACGTATTTGATTCAGTAGGTTCTCCGGGTCTTGACTCCCGAAGTGGTCATACAGGACCATTCGGCCTGACCCCACTGAATAATCAAACGCTTCCCTCTTCTGTTCCTCCGTCACCCCGTTCTTCTCCCACAGGTGGGGAGGACAGTTCATGGCTACACCCATAACACCCTCAGCCGAACGCTTGACGCTCTCCTCAAGTGCAATGTAGCCTACCTTAAAGCCTTGAACAATCAGGTAGTGACACAGTTCTCTGCATACTGAAGACTTTCCGATGCCGGTACCTGAGGTCAGGGTAAGCAGTTCACCCTGCCGGATACCAAACAGTTTGTCATTCATGCCAACCCATGGGAAATCCACGGACATGACCTGATTGTCTTCCATGATGACATCCCACAGGTCTTCACCTGCGACCACCCCATCAGGACGGAAGACCTTAGCACCCCAGATAGCATTGACAACCTCTTCCCCACGCCCCTCAATAAGGCATTCATTGGGGTCCTTTCCGGGTAGAGTATTGACAATCTTAGCCTTGCCGGGCGATAGCATCATGGCACACTCAGACGCCGCAGCACGCCCCGGATCGTCTTGGTCGAAGCATAGTACAACTGAGTCGAACTTTTCTAACCAGTCAATATGCTTGGCAATAGACTTGGCTGCACCAGCAGCACCATTGGGGATGGACACCACCGGCCACTTGTTTCCGAATAACTGAGAGACGGTAAGGGCATCAATCTCTCCCTCACACACGGTGACCATCTTGCCACCCTCTCGCCACAGATGTGACCCCCAAAGGCCTGTCTTCTTGGGTTCCCCAAGCCAGACAAAGTCCTTGTTAGGGAACCTAAGTTTCTGAGCAATGGTCTTACCATCCTCATTACGATAATTAGCCACATGAACAGCGTTACCATTGTAATCGCCTACACCGTAGTCCCACTTCTTGCAGGTATCTTCGGTAATAGAGCGTTTGTTCAGTGGCATGAACTCACTCTCGATCAAATTAGACACAGGTCTAGTCTCCTTATGTGTTGTGCCATCAGGGTGTTCGTAATGTCTACACCCAAAACAGAAACCGTGTCCATCGCTGTACCTAGCCAAGTTATCCTTGGAGCCACAGGATGGACACGGTTCTTTCTTGACGAACTCAGACGAGTCGGTATTGTGCATACTTCTTTCCCATCGGATCTGCTCGGATGTCAGTAATAATAGAATGACCTTCCCGCCGCAACTCAAAGATACAAGGGGCAAGCCTCATAATCCCGTAGCACCCTATAGCCTCCAGTGGCGTGATGCTCTTGCGATAGAGAAGGTGTTCCAGCACTCGACTCTTCTGGGTTTTGTTTCCCTTGTTACTCGGTAACTTGTCCTCCTTGAAGAGGGTCATCTGCCTTGCCATTGTTAGTCTCCTTGTTATTGGCAATGATGTTAAGGAACTTGTCCGTGTCCTCGATACGCAGAACTACCAGCCATGAGGGGTAGTTGTCCTCACGCATGAGAACCACGGGGACATCCATGTCCCCGCAGTCTCCCTCGGCTTGTCGCATGAAGTGCGTTGCGGCAATCCTTTGCCTACGTTTCACTTCAACATGAAGGTTATCACCAGCATGCAACAGGTCAGCAGTGAAAGCACCGCCAGCCTGTGCAGACCGGATGCATTGAGGGGCGAACCAGTGTTGCCTGACGTAGTCACGCGCCTCCAGTTCGCCCCTCTTACCCTTTGCTTTAGAATTCATGGTCACCTTCTTCGACATCTGCGGCTACTGCCTCAGCCATCGGAGTGGGTGCTGTCTTCAGGGCCTCACCTTCGGAGGAGAAGCCGTGATCCTCAGCGTTGCCGCCAGTATCTCGTTCGATAACCTTGAGGATCTGTACCCCACGGATACGAAGAGACACGCCCGCCCCACTGCTTGAGACATTCCAACCATCAATGAAGTGGCTAACCTTGAGGACACTGCCGTTACCAAGAAGGGGTACCTTCTCGAACGGAATAGTCCCACCATCGGGGCCGAAGAACTTAGGCTTGCGGTCGAACTGCTCGCCGGTCTTAGTAGTCCCCTTGGCCTTCATTGAGAAGGTGAACTGAATCATGCCAGACGGATTACCATCCTTATCTTTATGCTCAGAGTAAGGCTTGTTGGCCTTCTTGAGTGTCTTCTTGTCCGCCTTCTTGCACTGTTCCGCATAATTCTCATCGTACAATCGGTCAATCTCCGCGACGAACTCCTTACAATCGACGGGGTCCATCAAGAGTTTGACATTGTACTTCCCACCGGAACCCTGCCAAGCATCGTTGGGTCCCATATCCGGCACAGTAAGCGACGGGTAAAGGGCGTTGCCTGCGGGGGAGGTGAGTTGTGGTTTCTGTGCGTATGCCATATAGTTGTTTCCCTTTGTTTTTACAGAAGTTAATTCCAATAGTACATGCTATCCAACACCTTAGTCAGATCCATGTTTCCTCTTTTCGGGACATCAGGTAAGTGTACACCAGAAGGCAGTAGGTGTG